ATGGTTGTGGCACCAGACTTGGTGATGATCTCGCGCACGATTGGGCCAACCCGGCCGGCGTAGTTGTCAGCCTTGGCGATGACTACCTTGGTGCCTGCAACGCTGCCAATCTGTGGGGCTGGGCTGCCAAGGACCTTGCCCTGCAGCTTGAGTTGGGCCAGAGCTGACTTGGTGCGCTCGGAGATCTTGCGTGCTTCCCACTCGGCAAACACGGCCATCATTTGCAAGAAAGTGCGGTCTGCTTCCGGCATATCGGCACACACAAACTGCACGCCGGACTCAAGCAGGCCAGAGATGAAGTGCACGTTACGTGCGAGGCGGTCCAGCTTGGCAATGACCAAGGTGGCCTTGGCCTTCTTGGCAGCAGACAAAGCTGCAGCCAGCTGCTGGCGGTCATTCTTGCGGCCGGACTCCACCTCAGTGAACTCGGCCACCAGCTCGGCGGCACCAATGTGCTTGGCCACAGCTGCACGCTGGGCATCAAGACCAAGACCTGATTGGCCTTGGCGGTCAGTGGATACACGGTAGTAGGCTACGTATTGCATGATCAAGCTCCCAACTTGCAACCGGAGCAATTGCACGGAATGACGCTGTGTTTTATGTCATCACGCAATTCACGCATTGAGTCATAACCTCTTACGTGCGATTTGTCGTTGGGTGAACTGGCTTCATCAAAGCACCAGCCTCTTTGCAAATTTAAAATGTAAGAGCCGGGCTCATCAGTGTCTATGTCGCGAGCTGCATTGAGTTTGTATTTCATGTTGAACTCCTTTTGGCGTTATCTGCCTGTTGAACACGATCACAGTGTAGCATGGTTTGTATATCGCCTGTCAACTAGGTGTTTTCCCTTGGTTTTCAACTTATTTGCAACAGGCTATATCGGCGTGATATATTCGCAGCCCATGACCACACCTAAACTTAAACCCTTCCTGATGCGCCTGCACCCGGCCACACGCGAGCTGCTTGACAAGGCAGCTGTTGACCAGCGGCGCAGCATCTCATCCTTGATTGACCAATCTGTGCGAGACCAGCTCGCACCACGCTACGGTGGGCTGCAATCCCGGCTGGATCGGTTTGTGTCCCGGGTGGTGACCAATGACTGATACCGTCTTGGCACTAGACCTTGGCACCACCACTGGCTGGGCATGCAGGCCACTGGACAACAACATAGCCCACGGCTGGGTCAGCTTCAAGCCCGGCAGGTACGAGGGTGGCGGCATGCGTTACCTGCGTTTCAAGCAATGGCTGACAGAGCTTAAGGGCACCATGGGTGGCGAGATCAATGCCGTGTACTTTGAAGAGGTACGCAGGCACGCCAGCACCGACTCAGCTCATGTGTATGGCGGCTTGATGGCCACTCTCACGGCGTGGTGTGAGCACCACAAGATCCCATACCAAGGCGTGCCAGTGGGCACCATCAAGAAGCATGCAACAGGGAAGGGTAACGTTGGCAAAGACCAGATGATCGAGGCCATGCAGCTGCGTGGTCACCCAGTAACCGACGATAACGAGGCAGACGCTCTGGCGCTGCTGCACTGTGCATTGGAGACACTATGAGCAAGATACAAATTCAATTGGTAGAAGACGAAGAAACCCCATCAACATGGGAGTGGATGTGGAGCAGCTTGATGACGTTCCTAAAGTGCGTTGGGGTGTTCGCCGCCATCTGCTTTGCGATTGGCTACTTCAGCAGCACCAAGGCGCAGACAACCCAGTGCGAACCCAGTAAAACCGTATTAGCAAGGAGCATATTCAAATGAACCACGTAAAACAAGCATGGCAATGGCTTATGACTCACTGGGTCATGCCAACACCACTTGAGCTGATCAACGAGGAGCTGGTGCACGCACAGCGCAACAAGCTACGGCATGAGAGCTCGCAGGAGTACCACGCGGCCATAGTGGCGTACAACGCAGCCCGGATCAAGCGTTTAGAGGCTCGGTTGGCCAAGCAGGAGACAACAGAATGAAACTAGCAGCAGGAAATCCAAACCTCATGCGCGTAAACCGTCAAGCCACTTTAGGCGAGTTTGCACGGCCTGAGAAGACCACTTACCGCTATGGGCAAAGCGCTGTCTACGTGCCAATAGTACGCACGGCTGACATGGCCCAGCCCCGAACCTTCAACCACATGAAGGATGGCCAGCTCTACACCGGGCCAAAGCATGACCCAGTAAGATCCGGCGCACTGGATGCAATGGCCATCAAAAGCCGGGGCTACCCAACATGATGATCAGCTACGTCAAGCTGTTCCGAGCCGATGATGGCACCGTGCTTGACACCCAAGAGGCTAACGGAGAGATCCGGCAGCTCAACCATCGGATCGCCGTGCTCAAGGAAGCGCTGGAGATCGAGATGGACAACGTAGCAGACCTGCGTGAGCTGCTGGCCGAGGTAAGAAAACTTGCATACGATCTCAATGAAGAGATCCTGAAGGACCGTGAATAAGATGATCTGCCCCACATGCAGGACTTGGACTCAAGTCTTGGAGACACGCCAGCGCCCGGACAACAGCACCTACAGGCGTTATGAGTGCGCCAACGGCCACAGGTTTACCACCAACGAGCAGGTCATCTTGAAGGTTAACCGTAAGGTTGCCAATGCTAAAGCGTGAGTGGAAGCCATGGTACCCAAAGCACAAAGGCCCAGTAGAGCCAGACCGGACCATCTTGGAGATGGCTGTAGCACGCGAGCTGCTGGCCACATGGGCTGTGATCAAGGACAAGGCGCTGGTGGACAGGCACCTTGCAGCTGTAGACAAGCGCTATGGGGCTGGGGCAGAACAGAGAGTCAGGCAACACATGAGGGAGATCCGCAGGAATGAATGCCATGCTTGAACCAATTGCCTTTGCGCTGCCAAAGAAGCCGCGCATCATTGAGAAGGAAGCGCTGCCAGACCAACGCCGGCTGGCCGTGATCCCGATCCGTGCGTGCACTGACAGCACGCTCACACTGGGCATGATGAGAGCTCTGGTCCTGATCTGCAGCTATGCGAACAGGTCTGGCATCACATGGGTGAGCCAGAAGGCACTCGCAGACAAGCTAGGAGTGACCCAGCAGGCCATCAGCAAGCACTTGGTTAAGTTGACCAAGGCCAAGTACATAGAGGTACTCAAGCGGCCTGTGCCGGGCTACTCGCACACTACTTGGAGAGTGATATATGACCCATCAGTGAGTGCAGAGGATGCAGTCAGCATCACCAGCGCCATCGAGGACACGAGGGCACCATACATGAAGGAGCAACAGATGAGAGAGCAGGAAGAGGTAGACAGAGAGGGCCAACGCAGAGTCGCCCAAGCAATCAGCAAAGCACTCAAGCAACAACCAAAGAGGATCAACACCATGCCAAAGCATGACGCAACTAGAACAGTCAAGGAGATGAAGGCACTAACCCAGAAGAGCAGACCCAAGGGCACTCACGCACAACCTCTGAAGGTTGTACCACAGCCACAACTACAGCCTGTGGATAACTTTCCTCTCGCACAACCAAATGACGTTGGTGGCACAACCATACAAGGTTGTACAGAACGGGGGGAACACAGTTATAAGGAGTTAGTTATTAATAAGGTTAATCTAAATACAGTTCTAAACAACTTTGAAGTTGAAAGTTTAATTCAAGAAGGAATTGAAGTTGAAGCAATTGAGCAAGGTCTTGAGACACTGATGCCACTGTACCAAGGCGAGGGCATCACACCCACATCCGCGACCTTGATGGCAGGGATCAGGCAGTTGCAGGCAGATGCGTCATGATCCGATGCCATTTAAACGCACAGGATGGTACCTACAAGCCACGATCTGGACATGGGTGGTACATGGGTAGCCAACAGACCCTAAAGCCTGCTGTAGGCCCTTGTATCAACCGTGTCAAATTGCCATACCAACGTATGGGTTCTGTACAAGAGGGTGTCTGCCTAGAGGCGGCCCTATATATAGTAGGAGTGCCAGCATGCAGGGCATCAAGGGTGCGTCCATGGACTGTTCAAAATGCGACCCCCTTCCCCCCACCCCCTACCGTAGCGTTGGGGGGCCCACTCCGAAATTTTCCCTACTTTTTCAACCTAAACGATAATCAACCTAAAGGAAACTAAGATGACATACGGCAAACCATACGAGATGAGAGCTGGCCAAGGCAGCCTGTTTAAGAATGACAACAAGACCGAAGAGCGCCACCCCGGCCTCAAGGGTAAGGTCATGCTTCCTAACGGTGAGGTCAGGTGGATCAGCGCTTGGACCAAGACCACAGCGGCTGGGGCCAAGTGGATATCACTGAGTATTGGTGACCTTGTACAGCAGCAGGGCCAGCCAGCGCCTTCTGGTGGCTATGGCCAGCCATCCTACCCAGCCCCGGTCCGGCAGGCACCCGCTCCGCTTGAGTTGTCAGATGATGACATCCCATTCTGATGGCCACTAGACAGCCTAAACCGTCTGCGGTAATCCCTCCCCTGACCAACTGGGGTGGGGTTCGGTCTGTCCAGCGCAGACTAGACCGCAGCACTACCTTGGTGGCCAACAAGGAGGCGGTGGCTTACGCACTGCTTTCTATGGCCAACACTAAGCTGACCGACATCATGACTTGGGATGACCAAGGCAACGTGAAGGTCAAGGCCAGCCACGATATACCCGAGCACGCGCTGCATGCGATCAAGTCGATCAAGGTCAGCACCCGCAAGGACGCAGACGGTAACGCTTTCTCCACGTTGGACATTGAGCTGTACGACAAGGTTGGGGTGTTGCGGCTGCTGGCTAAGGCCAGTGGACTGCTAGACAGCCCCGATGACAACGATAAACCGAGTGTGATTGACATCAACGTGGTGCCGCCACGGCCACCAGAACCGAAGGATTGATATGTCCAGAACCAAAGAGCAGTCAGACAAGAGCGTGCCTGTCGCCGGGTTAAACCTCGACTTCAGCGACTCGCCTGTCATCTATGACTTCATTCAGTCAAAGAACTTTGTGCAGGGCATCATGGGCCCGGTGGGGTCCGGCAAGAGCTATGGGTGTGCGGCCAAGATCTTTATCAAGGCCGTGCAGCAGAAGCCATCGGCCATTGATAACATCAGGTACACGCGCTGGGCTATTGTCCGAAACAGCTACCCCATGCTGAAGACAACCACCATTAAGACATGGCTGGACCTGTTCCCAGAGGCTACCTTTGGGCCCATGCTGTGGACACCGCCCATCACCCACCACATCCGGCTGCCTGCCCGGGGTGATGCCGCCGGGATTGACTGCGAGGTGATCTTCTTGGCTCTTGACCAGCCCAAAGATGTCCGCAAGTTGCTGTCCCTTGAGCTCACTGGGGCTTGGGTCAACGAGGCGCGTGAGCTGCCCAAGGCTGTGATTGATGGATTGACCCACCGGGTTGGCCGCTACCCTACCAAGCGGGACGGTGGGGCTACGTGGCACGGTATCTGGATGGATACCAACCCGATGGACGATGACCACTGGTGGCACCGGATGGCTGAAAAGGAAAAGATGACCGGGCCATACGCTTGGAAGTTTTTTAAGCAGCCCGGCGGCGTGGTCCCGGTGGATGTTGAGAACCTGCCAGACATGCCAGAGGCCAACGATCATGTCTTTGCGTCCGGTAAGTGGTGGAAGGTCAACCCCAAGGCTGAGAATATCCACAATTTGCCGGGTGGCTACTACCAGCAAATGCTGATGGGCAAGAATTTGGATTGGATCCGCTGCTACGCCGGGGGTGAGTACACCTACGTGCAGGAGGGCAGGCCAGTTTGGCCAGAATATGAGGACTCAACCATGTCTGGCGACACCGATATTGACCCCAACACGCCAATTCAGGTGGGGCTGGACTTTGGATTGACCCCTGCCGCCACCATTGGCCAGCGTTTACCCAACGGCAGGTGGGTGATACATCAGGAAATCGTCACCTTTGACATGGGACTGGAGCGCTTTGGCACCCAGCTGCTGGCCGAGCTCAACCAGCGCTACCCCAATCACCAAGTAATGATCTGGGGTGACCCGGCTGGTATGGCCAGAGATGCCATCTACGAGGTGACCGCCTTTGATTACCTGAAAACACTGGGGCTCCGGGCCCAGCCAACGGCCAGCAATGACTTTAAGGTGCGCCGGGAAGCCTCGGCAGCGCCCATGCAGCGGCTGATCAACGGAAAGCCCGGGCTTATTGTCAACAGGGAGTGCAAGTTGCTGAGAAAGTCTCTGGCCGGGGGCTACCACTTCAAGCGTATAGCGGTTGGTGCCGGGCAGGAGCGGTTCCGGGACGCGCCAAACAAGAATGAGCACTCACACATTGGCGATAGCTTTGGATACCTGATGCTGGGTGGTGGTGAGTACAACCGGATGACCCGGACCCACCAGCTTGGCGGCAGGCCAATGGGTCAGTCAAACGCCAATACGGAATTTGACGTATTTGCGTGAGCATATCGGAGTGATATACAGAGTTGCGTTTAGTACAAAACCCAATAGAATCCTTTGCCATGAGCACAGCCATCATTGAAATGCCAAAAGCGAATCTTCCTGCGCCGATTGCGCGGCAGAAGATCATGGCCATTCAGATGGCGTGCCAAGCATTACCTGATGGTGAGCGAATGGATGAATCCCCGCCTGTTAAGAACTGGCTTGCGCCGGGCATCTATGCGCGTGAGATCCACTTGCCTGCTGGCACTGTGGTGGTTGGAAAGATTCACCGCCACCGTCACTTCAACATCATCAGCAAGGGCAGCATCACTTGCTACACAGAGTTTGGATTGGAAACACACAGTGCCCCGGCATCGTTTATATCTGAGCCCGGGACCAAGCGAGTGGTGCACACCCATGAGGACGCAATCTGGACAACGATTCACTCCAACCCCACTGATGAAACAGACATCGAGACATTAGAAAAAATGTTTACTGCGTTGGAGTATCACGAGCTGGGTATGGATGTTTTTGAAATTAAGGAGGTAATCGAATGAGCTATTTTATTTCTGGTGCAATTCTTTTGGGTTCTGCTTACAGCGCAAATGAAGCTCGCAAAACGCGAGAGCAAGCAGAGAGAGATCAGCAAACAGCATTGCAACAGCAATCAGCTGACCAAGCAGCCATGCGCTCTGAGTTATCACGGCAGACTGCTGAGTATGCAAAACAAAGCGCATCACTTGAACAACAGGCCAACACTGCGCGTGAGCAGTTCCAAGCATCGCAGACCAACTACGCAGCAAACAAGCTGGAGATGGAAAGCAAAGCCAAGGAAGTGCAGGCTGCTGCAGATGAAGAGCGAAAGAAGGCTGCAGCTGCTGAAGCATCAGCTTTAAAAGCTCGCACTCGCGGTGGCCGGAGATCGCTTCTTTCTGCTGAACGTATGGATGCAGAGCTGGGCATGCCAATTGACCTTGGCAGTGGTGGGATGAGGATTCAATAATGGCTACGCTACCAGAATTCAAGCAGCGCAAGATGGCGCGCCGTAGCACTTCTGACATTGGCCGTTTGGCAGAGCAGTACAAAAGCAACATTGCTGGCATTACTGGGGAATACGAAAAGTCTTTTCAGACTTACCAAGCTGGCGTGGCCGAAAAGATGCAACCATACGAAGCCCAAATTGCACAGTACAAAGATGTTGCAGTTCCAACGTATGAATCGCAAAAAGCTGCCTACCAAACCAAGCTGGACCAGTACAACAAGATTGTTGAGGGTATTAAAGCTGATCCAGTTACTGTAAGCACAGCGTATAGAACCCAAAAGAAAACAAATTACCAAGGCTGGCTATTTGGTGAGACAGAGCAGATCCCATACGAGGTCTACACACCCAAAGCCATTCCTAGATTTGCAGAAGTTGCGCCAGTAGCACCAGACATTCCTGTTGCGCCTGACGTTGAGGGCTTTGACCAGACAGCGTTTGATGAAAGACGCAAAGAAGCAGAGGGCAGCTTTAAGCGTGAGATTGGTGAGCGCAAGTCTGCACGTATTAGCGCGGTATCTCGCAAGTCAGCTAGACCACTTTTATCAGGAGCAGCGTAATGAAAGAAGTTTGGGACAAGCCACGGCCTAAAGATTTGGGTAAGCCAAAAGAGCTTTCTTCTCAGGAGAAGCGCAACGCTATGCGCCGTGCATCTAAGGCAGGCAGACCCTATCCTAATTTGGTAGACAACATGGCAGCGGCCAGAGGTAACAAATGAAAGACATGAAATCTAAGATGCAAGACAAGGTTCACAAAGTCATGCGTGAATACAAAGTTGGCAAGCTCAAGAGCTCCAGTGGCAACAAAGTAGGAAGCCGCCAGCAGGCCGTGGCCATTGCCATGAGTGAAGCTGACCGACTCAAGAAAGGCAAATGATGGCAACCAATCGCACAATGCTTGATGATGTTGAGCTTGAGGTTGAAGAGTATTCCTGCCCAATTGCTACACGCGACTTGGCAGAAAACCTCAAGGCTCGCAACTTTGCTTTTGAGCACTACGGCTATGGCCCGGCCAATCCTGATGACACCGCCAACAACCGTGTCTTCTGGTTAAAGAAATCAATCATGCTCAACACCAGCGAAGCCGAGGCCATGGGCATGCGCTGTGGTAACTGCTCTGCGTTTATTGTTACCAGCCAAATGATGGATTGCATTAAGGCAGGCATTGAAGCCAAGCGGCCAGAGCAAGAGGCTGGCTATGACGATGAAGTCGTTGAGTCTGCTGGCCTTGGCTACTGTGAGCTGCTGCACTTTAAGTGCGCTGACACTCGCACATGTGATGCATGGCTTGTTGGTGGTCCGATCCAAGATGAGGCAGAAGAAGACTGATGGCTGTTCTTAACGTCCTACGTGAGTCAGACACAACCAATGCCCGGCATGTTGTCTTAACTCAAAAGAACAATGCTGGCACTCAGGTTGTGGCTGGCGCTGATGCGCCTGCAATCACAATTGATGTCAACCACCAGCGCAACCATGATGGCCGTGCCTACTATGCATACAAGATCGCGCCTGATTCATCGCCATTGGCTGCAGCTGCAAGCATTAACATTGTGATGGCATCCCCATCCGGCGTGTTCCCGCATGTAACCATTGATGGAATATGTTTAGGTGACGCTGAGTTGTACATTTATGAAAACACAACCACAACTGGTGGCACTGCATTTACCACAATAAACAGAAACCGCAACTATGCCGTAAGCAATGTAAGCCAAGTTGCCATGGTAATTAACCCAACAGTTACATCAGTTGGTACTGAGATTGATGCACAGATTGTTCCTGGTGGTAGTGGTAAAAAGTCTAGTGGTGGTGGTGCTGGTTCTCTTGAGTATGTATTGAAACCACTGACAAATTATTTATTCAGATTAACCAATGTAAATGGCACCGCGCACGCAGCATCTTTGCAGCTTGAGTGGTACGAGTAACCAAGAAAGATGATCATGGAATATAAAAACACACCCGGTGGAATGCGTCTAACGCCAGAGCAGATTATGAAGCGTCAAGCGTCTGCTCAGTCAAAGAAGGATGAGTTCCAGCAGCTGTACCAAGATGCCTACGAGTTTGCCCTGCCCCAGCGTCAGCTCTATGGCGTGTGGGAGGGTGGATCTACTGGATCAAAGAAAATGCAGCGTGTCTTTGACTCGACTGCCATCAATTCAACCCAGCGCTTTGCCAATCGGCTGCAGTCTGTAGTGTTCCCACCCCAGCGTAAGTGGGCCAAGCTAGAGGCTGGATCAGACATCCCGGCAGATCGTAAGCAGCAGGCGCAGGCCGTGCTTGAGGTCTACCAAGACAAGATGTTTACCATGCTAAACCAGTCTAACTTTGACATTGCCATGGGCGAGTTTTTGTTGGATCTGGCTGTGGGCACCGCCTGCATGATGGTGCAGCCCGGGGATGATGTCCAGCCCCTTAACTTTATCCCTGTGCCACTGTTCTTGGTGAGCTACGAGGAGGGAGCCAACGGCCAAGTGGACAATGTTTATCGCCGCATGCGAATGAAAGGTGAATCCATCCAGCGCCAGTGGCCAGACGCTGAGATCCCAGAAGAGATGCAGCGCCGCATTGAGCAAAAGCCAACCGATGACATTGAGCTTCTGGAGGCCACCATCTATGACCACAAGCGTGGTGACTACTGCTACCACGTAATCGACAAGGTGACTAAGCAGGAGTTGGTCTACCGCCGCCGTAAGATGAGCCCATGGGTTATCTCTCGCTACATGAAGGTGGCCGGAGAGATCTACGGCCGTGGCCCACTGATGACTGCACTGCCAGACATTAAGACGCTAAACAAGACCATTGAGCTGCTGCTCAAGAACGCATCCTTGGCTGTGGCTGGCGTATATACAGCTGCTGACGATGGCGTGCTTAACCCCAACACAGTCAAGATTGTGCCGGGTGCCATCATTCCGGTGGCTCGCAATGGTGGATCACAAGGACCAGCCCTGCTGCCTTTGCCACGCTCTGGTGACTTTAATGTCAGCCAGCTGGTAATCAATGACCTGCGCGGGAACATTAAAAAGATCTTGTTGGATGAATCTTTGCCACCTGACAACATGAGCGCTAGGTCAGCCACTGAGATTGTTGAGCGCATGAAAGAACTGGCGCAGAACTTAGGATCTGCCTTTGGTCGTTTGATCAATGAGACCATGATTCCGGTCACCGCCAAGATTCTTGAGGTGATGGATGAACGCGGAATGATTGACATGCCTTTGCGTGTCAACGGTTTAGAGGTCAAGGTTACCCCTGTGGCACCGTTGGCTATGGCGCAGAACATGGAAGAGGTTAACTCAATCATGCAGTTCATGCAACTTAGCCAGAACTTGGGTACCGATGGCCAGCTGGCGCTCAAGATGGACGTTATGGTGGACTATCTGGCCGACAAGCTGGGTGTGCCTGCCTCGGTCCGTAACACAGCCCCAGAGCGTGCAGTACTTATGGAAGAGATGCGTAACGAACAACAGAAACAAGCCATTGGCCAAGCCATGATGATGCAAGCCCAAGCACAAGGTGGTGCGCCGGGTGGCATGCCAGCCCCACAAGGTATGCCAGCATGAGCTGGGATGAGCTAGATGCCATTGGCCAGCCAAGCGATATCCGCGAGGTTGACCAAAAGCGCGAAGACTTGGCCCGGCTGACCCTGCGAGTGTTTGGGTCAGAGGATGGCCAGAAGCTGCTTCAGTGGCTGCGCGACATGTATGTGAATGTGCCCATCGCCGTACCGGGCACAGATCCCTCATACGCATTCTTTTCCGAAGGGCAAAGAACGGTGGTGAGGGACATCGAGGTACGGATTAACACAGCAAGGAAACTATGACCGACACAGCAACCGTTGAGCCCGGAACCTCCGGCCTACTTGACAACGTGCAAGTGAATGACGAAACCAAACCAGATAACCCACAAGCGGTTGAAATAGATCACAAGGCTACCGCATCAGCTGTACCAGCTGCCGCCACACCTGATGATCCACTGGAGCGCCCAGACTTCTGGCCAGAGAACTTCTGGAAAAAAGATGCCAACGAGCCAGACTTGGAAGGCATTGCCAAGAGCTGGACAGACCTGCGTAAGCAGATATCCCAAGGCAAGCATAAAGCCCCAGCCGATGGGAAGTATGACTTAAAGCTCTTTGGTGAACAGGCTGAAACCAATCAAATGGCCGGAACACTGTCCAGCTGGGCCAAGGACAATGGCCTGTCTCAGGCTGCGTTTGATGACTTGGTTGGCAATCTGCAGACTCAGGCCAGAGAAATTATGACTGGTGAGATGGTTGACCCGGCAGCTGAGATGAAGCAGCTGGGGCCAAACGGTGGTGCCATTGTCAATGGTATGGTTGACTGGGCCCGGGGGCTGGTCAATAAAGGTGTCTGGTCCAAAGATGACTTTGAAGAGTTTAAGATCATGGGCGGTACAGCTCGCGGCATTACAGCTCTGATGAAAATCCGGGAGTCCTACGAGGGCCGGGTCCCAACCCAGAGCATGCAGCTTGAAGGCGCACCCAGCAAGGATGACTTGTACCAGATGGTCAATGATCCTAAGTACAAGACTGATCCCGGGTACAGAAACAAGGTTGAAAAAATGTTTCAGTCCCAGTTTAAATAATTCTCCTTGGTAAGCAGTTGCCAATTGACCCAGTTTCGGCTGGGTCTTTTTTTGTGTATAATCAAATTGTTGTAGTCGCACACAACGAAGTAGGCCGTTTACTCATGCATTCAGGCCCTTGGGGATTCTCAAGGGGTGCGACCCGAGTGCAGTAGTAAACGGCTTTTTTGTTTTTTGCGCCAGCCGTACTCCACACGATAGCAAGCACCTGCATGGGTGGCGTGGAAGTAAACACCGGACTTGGCCACACCTCCAAGCATTTCGATTAGCCTGTCAGCGAGGGACTAAGGTAGGTATTGGTACATGGGTGGGACAAGCCAATACCGGATGAATCGCTGCCTCATGGGGTTACTGGGATGGTTGGTTTTAAGGGGTAGTTTGTTGAGTAACTACCCTGTAAAGCATGACCCTCTGGGTAGGGCTGGGAGCCTTGGCTACCACCCTTGGGGGACCTATGCCTAAAAATAGTTGACCTAATAAGAAAAATGGTATATATAATGTTAGCAAGGCATATCTGGCAACAGACCCTTACCGCAGCGGATGCTGACGAGTGGCTGGCGCAACCAGCAAGTAATGGCCCTGTTT